CCAAACACGATGGTGCATGGCATATGGCTCTTAGTTCATATTGGCATAATAAAATTTATAACTTGCATGGTATCCTTAAACAACTAGAAATTCCTCATTTATTTTTTAATGCGTTTACTAGTTTTAAGTTACAAAACAATCAAGAACACAAGTTAAACTGGGACGATTCGTTTTATCATCCGTACGATGATTCTAAAACTTATGTTAACACAAGTCTTGGAAATAACTACCTAGAAATTACGCCCGGACTTATGCATTTTCCGGCACAAGCACACGATGAGTGGGCAACAATATTACATAACTATATGTTAGGAAAGCCGTGTTATGCTTTTGTATGTAAACGGTGACAGTCATAGTGTCGGGCATGGTATTGTTGTTCCACACGGGTTAACAGTAGATGACGATAAATTTTTAGACATAGACGAAGCACCACATCCTGCAAACTTGCCATTTAGCTACGGAGCATTGCTAGCAGAAAAACTAGATTGCAACTTAGTATGTCAAGCCCGAAGTGGCGGAAGTGTTGCACGAGCCATACGAACAACTAAACAATTTGTTTATCAAACTCGCGGCGACCTATTCGTATTGATTGGATGGCCAAGCTTTGAACGTGAAGAATGGTTTCATAATGGCTCATGGTGGCCTGTTAATGCAGGCGGGTACGAAGCATTACCGCCTGCATTAACTACTAGATACAAGCAGTGGGTAACAAATCTTAATAAAGATGGTTATATAATCAAACAACAACAAGCATTAACTTTGATTTACAATTTTCATGTATGGTTAAACAATCACAATATAAAACATTTGTTTTTTAATACTGCACAAAGTTTTCAACTAAATCTTCAAGGAACTGCAGATTTTGGAATAAATTTTGTTGAACCATATGGCGAATGGAAAAATCACTATCAATTTGTTCAGCACTTAAAGAATGCAAACTTTGTTCCCGATAGTTGGGGGCATTTTGGCAAAGACGGACACATTACCTGGACAGAATTTTTATTACCTTATATAGAAAAAGTAAAAAAAACATGATATTATATGTAAATGGTGATAGCCATACTGCAGCCGCAGAAGCAGTTACTCCACATGCATTTGCCATGGACGACGGTAAATTGTTTTATATGGGCCGTGCACCTCATCCAGAAAATATTGCAGTAAGTTGGGGTAAGTTATTAAGTTTATCTTTGCGTAGTAGTTTTCATTGTGATGCCGAAAGTGCTAGTTCTAATAATAGGATATTAAGAACTACAAGAAAATGGATTGCCGACCAACAACGCTATCTTCAAGATGCATTGATAATTATACAATGGTCAACTTGGGAACGTGAAGAATGGTTAATTGATGATGTATACTATCAGATTAACGCCTCGGGCACTGATGACATTCCGGAAAACCATCGACAACAATATAAAGAGTATGTGGTTAATATTGATTGGGCAGAAAAAACACGCCAAGCACATAATGAAATTTGGAAATTCCACGAAGAACTAACTGCTCAAGGAATTAAGCACATATTCTTCAATGGCAATAACGATTTTTCCAAAATTAAAACTAAGAAAAATTGGCATAAGTGTTATATTGGTCCATATGATCCCGAAATGACGTTTAATGCTATTATTCAAAAGCAAAATATTCAAACAGTAGCACCCAATTCGTGGCATTTTGGACGAGAAGGCCATAGCTTTTTTCACCGTTCTGTGTTACAATACATTATTGATAATAAATTTATGTAAGGATTTCTATGCGTTATGTGCTGATTGATACAGCTAATATGTTCTTCCGTGCTCGACATGGCGCATTTAGAGCCGCCGACTCCTGGACTAAAATAGGCTTTGCATTACACGTTACATTAATGGCAGTGAACAAAGTAGCTCGACGTTTTGAGTCAGACCACGTAATATTCGCACTCGAAGGTCGCAGTTGGCGCAAAGATCATTATAAACCTTACAAAGCTAATCGTGCAGTTGCTCGGGGTAAAATGAATGAAATTGAGCAAGAAGAAGATAAAATGTTCTGGGAAACGTATGATGAACTGACTAAATACTTGTCTACAAAAACCAATTGCAGCGTTATCAGGCATGCTAATGCCGAAGCAGATGATATAATTGCACGTTGGATTGCGTTACACCCCCAAGACGAACACATTATTATCAGCAGTGACACAGATTTTGTGCAGTTACTTGCACCCAATATAAAACAATACAATGGTATCACTGATGAGTTGTTAACAATAGAAGGTATTTTTGATGCCAAAGGTAACCCTGTCATTGATAAAAAAACTAAACAAGCAAAAACCATCCCGGATCCGAGCTGGTTGCTATTCGAGAAGTGTATGCGTGGCGATAGCTCAGACAACGTATTCAGTGCGTATCCTGGAGTTCGTGAAAAAGGGACAAAGAATAAAGTTGGTCTCCGCGAAGCGTTTGCCGATAGAGGCAAACAAGGATACCACTGGAACAATATGATGCTGCAACGTTGGACCGACCCAGATGGTGTAGAACATAAAGTATTTGATGATTATGAACGTAATCGAATATTGATTGATTTAACTGCACAACCCGACACTATTAAAACAGAAGTTGATTCTGCTATACGTGAACAAATTTCACACAAAGATGTTGGACAAGTGGGTGTAAGATTTATGCAATTTTGTGGAAAATATGAATTGAATAAGTGTAGTGACAATGCAGACCAAATTGGTCGTTGGTTAAATGAAACCTATCGCGGCGTCTTACAAAATTAAGGAGAAAGTATGATAGTAGCAAAACCCGTGGTACCAAATCAATTTTGGATACTGCAAAAAAACAATGAAAAAATAGGTAATGTTGAAGCATGTGCAGGCGGGTATCAAGTTAAAATTAACAATACTGTTTCTAAGTATAAAACTATTCGCATGGCTGCACAACGTGCTGAAATACACTTTGAACGTGATGCATTAAAACACGAAAAACCCGTGGCTAACTTAGTTCATGGGTATCCTGCTCATGGACGTGTTTTTAATGCTATTTGGGATGTCCCGCATAAACTACCATTGTTTACTAAAACTCGCAAGTCCAAATCTTGGTTTGCAGCCGGTTGGTATCGTGTATGCAAAAACAAGAATTGGCGTATAATACAAGATCCTAAGCTAATTACACTAGAGCGTTACCCATACAAGGGTCCTTACAAAAGCCAACAGGAAGTAGAATAGCATGTTTTCTGGGACAAATCAAGATTATCTAAATTTAATTGATACAAAATATTTTACTGTTTGTCAAGATCAACATGTGCTAGAAATTGGGCCGTTTAACGGAACCCATTCAAAATTAATCATTGGCCATCGGCCTAAATATTTCGAAGTAATAGAACCCCATCACGCCTTGGCGCCGACAGATTTACAAGCAATCAACGGAATTGACAACATCATTGTTGATGATGTGTTATTGGCTTTGTCATCTCCACATCTCTGTGATGTTGTTGTGTGTTTTGGCGTACTATATCACTTGCACAGCCCTTTACATTTGCTTGAATTAGTCGCTAACCATTGCCGGCCAACTTACCTTTTACTGGATTCTATAGGTCAGTTTGCCGACGAAGTTAACACCTTGCACACATTTTTTGGTCCTGAGCCTGTTAACGAGCCAGGAACAAGGCATGTAAGATCAGAATTTAAATTTTCAGGATTAAATATAGTATGCCCAGGATCTGTTGTGCAAACAGCCATGGACCGCCTAGGGTACGAAGTAGTCATGTCTGACAATTTGGCAATTACTGATAACTTTTCCAAGAGTAATTCTTGGGTTGCGTTATGGAAAATTAAGGAAACACAATGACAAATCCGTTCAAGGATCAAGAAAAATTTATGAAAGCTTGTGATCAAAGCACAGGCAAATGGGACCGAGAACAATTTGATTTATATGTTAATTTAATCAAAGAAGAATCTGATGAACTAGATGTGGCATATAATGCCAATGATCGTACTGAAATGCTAGATGCATTGATCGATATAATCGTAGTGACTGTAGGTGCTATACATAGCATGGGCGCAGATGCAGAAGGTGCATGGAAAGAAGTTATGATGACTAACTTTGCTAAAATTGACTCCGAAACCGGTAAAGTTCGTAAACGTGAAGATGGCAAAGTTTTAAAACCAACCGGGTGGACTCCGCCGGCACTAACACAATTTGTAAAATGATACATATACAAAAATTCATTGAGCGTGTGCAAGGATTTGATGCACGGGCGGCCAAAGACTTTACAATGCCAATGAAGGACGCCAAAGATTTGCATTCTGATATTACACGACTGTTAATAAGTTTGCAGGCATTGAGAGAATACTCTACTCCTAAAGATCAAGAAGAAGTTATACAAATAGAAATTGGCGGCGGGTCATTTAAATGATCGAAGGCATCCCGGATATTGACTCACCAAATTTTTGCCCGGAGCTATGGCAAAGAATGTTTGTGTTACAGTTAAACGATGAGTTTTATGTAAAACCATGTTGTTATGCATCGCCGAGTAAAAATAATCAAGTACTTGTTGCCGACGGAGATGAAATATTTAAAACATACAATCAACATCCATCAATACAACAGATCCGAGAAGATAACAAACAAGGCTTATTAGATAGTGGGTGCGAAGTGTGTGTTCATTCCGAAAAGTTATCCGGATCAAGTGGAAGAACTCGAGCAATTGATCAAATAAAATCCACACGCAGTGGAATGAGAGCAGTAAAGTTATCTACCCAAGTTGATTTAAACTTAGGTAACTTATGTAATCTTGCCTGTGCTATTTGTGATCCACATTCGAGCACTAGTTGGGTGCCGTTACATAAAAAAATGTATGGTCGAAATAAACATGGAACAGTCAAGTTTAAAGCTGCTGACCGTCCGTTAATTGATGATCCGGAATGGTTTAAAAATATTCAAATACTTCAACTACAAGGCGGCGAAGTATTCTTACAATCGGCATACACTGATTACTTTCGCAATATTAAACGATATAGAAACTTAAATGGTATTGAAGTAAGAATCTTTACCAACGGAACTGTGATGCCAGATCCGGAGTTGTTTGAATTACTATCAGAGTGTCGATCAGTAAGTTTATTCTTTAGCATTGATGATATTAGCAAACGATTTGAATATCAACGACACGGCGGCAAGTGGAGTGATGTAGTTGATAATCTACAATGGTTTAGCGATAACTGCACTTCAAAGTTTACCTTGGGATTCCATCCAACATATAGTTTGTTAAATGTCTACTACCTTGATGAACTGTATAAGTTTTGTAGTACAAAATTTCCAAACTTTCAAAGAAGTTACGGACCATATCATATTGGGACTGGACCATGTTCAACTCATGCGTTGCCCAAACACATTAGACAAGCGATACTTGATAAACATACGGACATACCTGAGTTATCTTTTTTAAACTCAACCATTGTTGAAGACAAAAATTACGATTCTACGGAATTTATCGACTACATCAACAAGTATGATTCGGCCATTGACAATTCATA